CATGGCGAGCCAGTTATCACCACAACAGCAGCAGCAAATTGAAGGGCCACAAGCAGCACAACAACAACCGTCCGCCCCAGCAGAACCATCGCCGGGCGGGATGCCTACGCAAGGGGCCGCAGTTCCACAGATGGCTGATGGTGGCATGACTCCAGACTATATGTCTGACGATTCAACTGCATCAAGGATACTTGCAAGTTTAGCAATTAACAACGCAATCTGAGGTTAACCATGAAAGATAAAGACGCTATGAAAATGTTCAAAGGCAAAGAGACTAAGGCTGAAGAAATGAAAGAAGCCAAGGCTGTCAAAGATGGCAAGATGACTGTTAAGCAGTATGCCAAGGGCGAGGCCAAAGAAGGTCACGGCAAAGGCGCTGCCAAGAAAGGCGCTGCGATCAAGTCGGGCAAGATGACCCCAGCTCAATACGCCAAAGCAGACGCTATGGAAAAGAAGCCAATGAAGAAGATGGCGAACGGTGGCATGGCGAAGAAAAAAGGAAAATGCTGAGATGGCAGTCCCTAAGTGGGCGAGAGAAAACATGGCTAAGACCGGAGGCCAGCCCACCTTCGGAGTTGTCAGCAAGCCAAGCCTATTTCACAGCTCCCCAGTTAAACTTGCGGACGGAGGCGGTCCTACTGAAGCAGAGCTCAAACGTATGGGTCTTGAAGCTTCTAATCGCTATGCCGAAATTGAAAAATCTCAGGAGCAGGGATTTTTGGATAAGGTAAAAGGTGTGGGAGGTAGATTTTTTGACCGATTAACTGCTGGCAATATTGATGCTCCCGGTAGTCGAGCATATGAGCAGTATGGTGCTGGCCTAGGTAAAAAAGAGTATGAAGCAGAGCAAGCTAGGAAGCAATCTGTTGTTGACACAGAGAGAGCCCGCAAGGAATACGTTCCAGAAACTGCTGCCGAAATTTCTGCCCGTATGGGTAAGGTTCCTGCCCCGGGGTCTGCCGTTGATTCTAAGCCAGTAACTTCTACTACAGAGCCGGCAACCACAACTGTAACTCCAGTAAAGACGGACTCTGATTGGGAGACTTTGCAAAGATCTTCTGAAAATAAACCTGTCGACAACACCAACGCCAACAAGCCTAACGGAGTTTTTTCTAATCCAACAAAATATATTGGTGGTAGAACAGATAATCAACCCAGCAAAGTGGAAGAAAAGCCAGCGCAAACTACTACTAGAAAAGTAGTAAAGAAGAGAAAGGCCAGCGCGAATAACTCTTCAAATCAATCGTCAAGCCCGCCAACAAAGGAATTGGCAATTGCATCTTCAATTCCATATGAAAGCCAAGATTCAAGACAACAAAAGGCAGTTGCTAGCGCTCCATCTAATAATAATAATTTAGCTTCAAGGCCATATCCAACAGATGCAAGGCCAACATCCCAGTTTGAAAGTAACTCTACTAGAGTTGAAGCGAAAGCAGAAAAAAATAAACCATCAGAAGATAGAAAAGCAAAATTTGACCAAGCTGAAGCTTTGCGTCAAAAATACTTAATTGCAAGAAATGTTTACAATAAATCTAAAACCGCAGAAAACAAAAAGAAGTATGAAGATCTTCGTGATCAATATAGAGCGATAGATGCTGAACTTAGAAAAAAATAAGGATCCCAGTGTTATCACAAATTGAAAAAGAAACAATTAACGCTCTTGCCCAACTGCGCAATAACATTCACTTTGAACAAGTGAAGACGTGGCTGAGAGAATCGTTACGAGAACTGGAAAAGATTACGCCGCAAACCAAAGACGAAGTTCAACTTCGCTGGAACCAAGGCGGCCAACAAGTTCTTGAAACCTTTCTACAGAAAGCAGATGGGGCTGAAGAGACGATTAGAAAGATTCAAGGACGCTAAGTCCTGATACCTCGAAGCTGACCGAGGATTACGTCAGCACTAATGAAGACCGAGGATGACAGTTGCATCCGAAGCTCATGGAGAAAATTTATGGCACTACCCCGTAAGGTACGCGAAGCTGCTGACAAGGCAGACGCAATCCATAAGCAGTTTTATGAGAACCCGCCTATGGATGACCCAGCATTACTTACTGACCCGGCACCCGATCCGGCTCCCAATGATCCTCCGATTGATTCGGCGGCACCACCTCCTATCGAGCAGCCAGACCCGCCGAAGGATGAACCTTGGGAACAGCGGTATCGAGTCATTGAGGGAAAGTATCGTGCAGAGGTTCCGCGACTCGCGTCCGAAAACAAGGAACTGAAAACACAAGTTCAGAACTTGTATCAGGAGATTGAGAGTCTGAAGAGTCAGGCTGTTCAAGCACAAGCATCGACACTCATCAGTGACGCTGATAGAGAAAAGTATGGAGATGATTTGCTGGATGTTATCAAACGAGCAAGCCAGCAAGCTAACGCCGCAAAAGATGCGGAGATTACAGAGCTTAAACGCCGCTTGGATAATGTCAATGAGACAACTATCCGAAGCGTTGAGGTTTCTTTCTACGATCAATTGATCACGTTAGTTCCCGATTGGGTAGATATCAGCTCCGACGAGAACTTTCTGCGTTGGCTTGATGAATATGACGAGCTGAGTGGCATGACGCGCCAAGACCTCCTCTCGAACGCTGAACAAAGTAGGGATGCCAAACTGGTGGCTCGCTTCTTTAACAAATACAAGAGCGAGGCAGCAGCAAGAAATAACCAGCGCCACAATCCGGCGGTACAGCAGCACGTTGTCCCAGATGACAATAAACGTGTTACTGCGCCACCCGGCAAGAGATACTTCACCCGCAAAGAGATTGCAAATTTTTATGCTGCATGTCGAGCTGGTCGTGTCTCTGCTAAGGATCAAGTGGCAATGGAAGCTGAAATCCATGCCGCATCATTGGAGGGTCGTATTAAATAACCTTCTAGTGCTGCGGATAAAAATTATTTATTTATGAAAGGAGACTGCAAATGGCAGTTCCAGTAGATACCGGCTATCCGCAGTATAGCTACAACGCTAACCCTAACGGTTCAGCATTCATCCCAGAGATTTGGAGTGGCAAGCTTCAGGTCAAGTTCTATAAATCCACCGTTCTTGGCGAAATCACCAACAACGACTGGGAAGGCGAGATCAAGAACCAAGGCGACACCGTTCATATCCGTTCCATTCCGACGATCACTATCTCGTCTTATGAGAAGGGCCAGAACCTGTCGAACCAAGTTCCCACTTCTACTCCTATCGAACTGACCATCGATTACGGTAAGTACTTCTCCGTTATCGTTGACGACGTTGATGCTGTTCAGTCTGACGTTAAGCTGATGGACATCTTCACCAACGACGCTGGCGAACAGATGAAGATCGCAATCGACAACGACGTTCTGAACAATGTTGCTCCTGACGTTGCTGCTGATAACCAAGGCGCAAACGCTGGCGCAATCTCGGGCGACATCAACCTTGGCACAACTGGTGCTTCGGTTCCTCTTCACTCTGGCAATATTCTGGAAAACATCCTGAAGTGCGGTCAAGTTCTTGATGAGCAGAATGTACCAGAAGATGGCCGTTGGATGGTTATCCCTGCTTGGATGTCGGCAATGCTGAAGTCGTCTGATCTGCGTCAAGCTTACTTGACCGGCGACAGCGAGTCCCCATTGCGTAATGGCAAGCTGGGCATGATCGATCGTTTCACTCTGTACGTTTCCAACAACCTCGACGCTGTTACTGATGGCGCGACTACTTGTTGGCACGTTTTGAGCGGCACTCGCGATGCAATCTCTTTTGCTTCGCAGATCACCAATGTTGAAACTCTCCGCGCACAAACTACGTTCGGCAATATCGTTCGTGGCTTGAACGTGTATGGTTTCAAAGTTGTTAAGCCAGAAGCTCTGGTTGACCTGTATGTCTCGAAAGACTAATCTAGTCTAACGGACGGGAGGGGGCTCTTACACGGGAGCCTCTTCCCATTTTTACTTTGAGGTTTTATGAAATCCAAACATAATAAACTGATCCATATTCCTACTGGCCGCACTTTTGCTTGGAATGAGAAGTTGGCAAAGCGACAAGACATGAAGAAGTATGTTGAGCCAGAAAAGACAAAGGTTGCTAAGGTTGAGGTCGTTCAAGAGCCTGAGCCTGTAGAACAAGAACAAATTGCTGAGCCGGATGCTGCCGCTATGGCTGGTGCCGTGTTTGGTAAGAAGAAGTCATCCAAAGAGTAAGTAACTCAGAGGGTGCGTTATGCCCTCACTGAATGAGGGTATGACAAATGAAAAAGATACTGGTTGCAGTACTGATGGCGCTGAGCGCATTTGCTTGGTCACATGATTGCGATGAATGCGATGAGCCCGGTAAGCGGCACTATCACGCAATGTTCTTCGCAAATAATGTTGGCGGCTTGACTGTTATCACAAGCGAAACAAAAAACTGCGCTGCTTTGCAAATGCTAGACGGTTATGCGTTTGGCGCTGACAAGAAAGACTTCACTACCTTCTGTTGGACAAGAAGGGGAGATGCTGTTTTCGTTCAGTTCCCCGGCATGGAAACCGGCATTTGGCCTTTTTCTGCATTCACGCCACTGTATGACAACTGAGTATTTTTAAATTTGTAAAGTAAGGAGCGGCAATGGCCAAGAAAGAAAAGTGGATACAAGACGCTATCAAGAAACCGGGTGCTCTTCGTAAGCAGCTAGGTGTCAAGGAAGGCGAGAAAATCCCTGAAAAAAAATTAGCCAAAGCTGCCAAGGCTCCGGGCAAACTGGGCCAGCGCGCTCGACTCGCCCAGACTCTAAAGGGTTTTAAGAAATGAAAAAGAAACCTGTGTGGGAAAAACCCAGCTCTAAAAAAGAAAGCAAGCCACTTACATCATCGCAGAAAACAGCGGCGAAAAAAAGAGCAAAAGCCGCCGGTAGGCCATACCCCAACCTGATTGACAATATGGCGGCGGGGAGAAAGAAATGAAGAAAGATCCTCGGCTCGAAAGAGCTGGAGTTGCTGGATACAACAAGCCGAAGCGCACACCCAATCATCCAACCAAGTCTCATGTTGTTGTTGCCAAGGAAGGCGACCAAGTAAAGACAATCCGGTTTGGTCAGCAGGGCGTGAGTGGCGCTGGAGCGAACCCCAAGACAGAAAGCGAGAAGGCAAGGCAGAAGTCATTCAAGGCTCGCCATGCCAAAGATATTGCAAAGGGGAAAATGTCGGCAGCTTACTGGGCAGACAAAGTTAAATGGTGAGGAAATAAATGTCGCATACTTTCCAAATGGTAGTCGATGATGTCCGCGTCACTTTAAATGATGAGGATGGGATTCGATATACCGACCCTCAGTTGATGGGTTACTGCAACGACGGGGTTCAGGAAATGTGGCGTATCCGCCCTGACCTGCGCCTTGGTATGGGGTGGATCAATAACTATACTGAGTACGTTATCACTGATGATGTTCCACTTCCGCATAATGTGGCCCACCTATTAAACTACTACGTTGTATTCAGATCTGAATTAAGGGACGACGAATACTCAGAAGGAACAAGGGCCGCTAACCTCCGCGCTTTGTGGGAGAAGGAGCTGAAGAGAGGATGAAAAACCATACCGATTTCCTAGACTATGTGATGCCACAGGTTCCGGGAGCCAACCCAGATATGGCTCTCTTGGAGGTAAAGAATACAATCATTGACTTTTGCGAAAAGTCTTTCATCTTGCAGGAAACTCTGGACCCGGTAACTTCGATCGCGAATATAGCAGACTATGATCTGGAGCCGCCAAATAATCGCAGAGTCACAAAGATTTTAAAGGCTTGGTACAAGGGCAGAGAGCTAGTCCCAGTATCGTTTGATGAGATCAATACGCCAACAGCCTACAATCAAAATGCTCCGGGCGCACCGATCCGAAGAGAAGACCCAAGAAATATCTTCCAGAAAGGTCCGGACGTTTTTAGTGTTTACCCAATACCAAATGAAACACTGGCTAATTCCATGACCCTAGTGGTTGCACTCAAGCCAACGAGAAGCACAGACACAATTGATGACGTGATCTATGAAGACTACGCAGAAATCATAGGACATGGAACTATTGCTAGAATGGCAATTTCTGCAACCAAACCATACTACGATCCTAGGCTAGCTATGGCCAGAGAAGCTTTGTATCGCGCCGGCTTGAATGTGGCTCGCGATCGTGCGCTTAAGAATTATGTGCGCGTAAGTAAGCATGTAAAAATTCGGAGAATCTAATGACGGAAAAGATCAAGCTAGTGCAAGGAGACACGAAGCCAACCTTGGTCTGCACTTTGACTGACGAGACCACTGGAGATGCAATTAACATTACTGGTGCCACCGTCCTTTTAAAGTTCCGACAAGTTGGATCTACCATCCTTACTGCCACGATAACAGGCACAGTGACAAACGGATCTGCTGGCATTGTTGCGTTTTATTGGACCACTCAGCCAACCGCTCTTGATGGCCCGCCC